CACTTTGGTATTGAGCCATTTGATTTCATTAAGATGCCCCGAAGGGCAACACTTGCAAAGTATAGAGATGAGATTGCAGCAGCAGTAAAAAAAGACATACAAAACAATTTAAGAAATGAACTTTAACGAACAACCAAGCGGGCGTGTTGGGGCGTTGTCCTCGATGATATATCAGGCATATGATAGCCTTTATGCAAGTGCTGGATTCTATTATGAATTTAAAGTATTTGCGTGGAGTGGTACAACTACCATCCCAGCGAACCCCAATGCAACTATTCAAAAATTCCCTGACCAATTTGGTAGCGGAAGGGCGTGGATAGATGTACATAAGATTGTACAACAACAACTCACAAGTGATTTCTTTACGGATGGCACTTATAAACCAAACATTGGTGGGGGTGCTTGTTATGTTGCGGTAAAAGTACAAGGGAAATATACAGCTGGTTCAACCTCGGTGGTGACATCCAACACGGTGTTGGCTACAATGGGCTATGTATATACCTCGGAAGGGTTTAACGCCTCTTTAACAGGTCCCGTGTTCACCGATAAGGAAACATTTTATATTACACAAGGTGCTGAATCGTATTACATTTGGTACGATGCCGATGTAATTACTGGCATCACCATTGGTGCAACTACAATCACACCCAACACGGTAAGCACATCTTCAACCAAAATTCAGGGAGTGGATTTGATTCAGTTGTTATCGGCTGCGGCAGTTAGCGGAAACACCAACGTGACGTTCACAACGGCTTCAACATCTTATGTATTCCCGATTGTGAGAAATTGTTTAAATCGATACGGGAATGTAACTGCACATTTTTTAAATAAGTGGGGTGTGTACGATTCGTATTGCTTTAATGCGGTGAGCAAAAAGACGCAAAATGTATCATCTGAAATTTACGAGAAGCCTATTTACCGACAAACTGATTTATCACAGGCGTGGGATTACGGTGTGCAAGTGATGACACCTTTTAACGTGAACGCAAAAACCCAGTTAACAATCAACACGAATTGGATTCCTGAAAACGATAACCAAGTAATTCAACAAATGTTTTTGAGTAGTTCAATAATTGTAGATGATTTTTCAGCAAGGGTGACGGATTCGGCATTTGCAGAAAAGAAACGTGTAAACGACAAGTTAATCGACTACACTATTCAACTTGAATTTAACCAGCCTTTAATAAATAAGATAGTACGATGAGATTTTCACTTGTTATTGAAAATGTGGCGGTGGATTTGTTCAATGATGAATCCATACAACTTGTACGACAAATTAAGGACTATCAGGATTTATCAAATAGCAAAACCGACTTTACACAACAATTTGTAATACCATCCACAAGTATCAATGATCCGATATTCCAAAACTACTTTGATGAGAATGCGGTGTTTAGTGGTTGGAACGCATTTATAAAATTAGATGCTCAAATATTCATTCATTCGCTTCCTGTGTTTACGGGGTGCGTTGAGTTAACGGGTGTTGAGTTCAAAAACGGATTGCCACGCCAATATAACCTTGTTTTCTACGGGCAAGGGAAAAATGCAATGTCTCAATGGGGCGAAAAAACCCTACAAGAAATAGATTGGAGTGATTACAACCACGTTGTCAGTTATGCCAATGTGATTTCATCTTGGGGCGGTGGCTTGGTTGGTGGTTCAATTTTATATCCAATAGTTGATTGGTACAAGGGAATGCAGTATTGCAGAACCCCAACGGTTCAAAACAATATGTATGGGGGTGGTACTGCCCTAAATGGTGGATTTTTGGTTAACGATTTACGCCCAGCAGTCCTTTTAAAGGATATGATAAGCACTTGTTTTGATTCTATTGGTTATACGTTATCAGGTTCGTTATTGGATAGAGATGAGTTTGATGATTTGTATGTTGCCCCAATGGGGACATCAGGACCGATTCAGAATAGTTCAAACCAAAATGCAAAATTCAAGGTTACATCAGGAAGCCAAACAATTACAACTCCTGCCTTTGGATATCAATTTTTAACATTTACAACGGTTGTAAGTAATCCAAGTGGGGCTTGGAATAGTATAAATAATTGGTATTTGACATATTTACAAGGTGATTACACCTTTAGATTTTCTTGCGATGTAACTGCTAATGGTGGATCGGTTGCATTTGTTTTTGCGGGGGCAAATAATCCTTTTAGTTATAATAACTCAATTACGGGTACTGGTCCTTATTCAGTAGAATACACCGTTAGTTTCAATACAAATGTAAAAGCACAAATTGCAATAGTTGCTGCAAGTGGGTGTACAATTAATAATTTAGTTTTTGAATTAATTAAAGTTCCATTTGGAATTGAAGGTACAACCCTCAACATTGTTGACACGATGCCACAAATGAAGGTTAGTGACTTTATGAACGGAATTTTGAAAACCTTTAATGGGGTTTTAATTCCAGTTAACCAAACCGAATTTGAGTTACACAACATTGATGATTATTACGCCCTCGGTAGTACAAAAGATTGGACAAAATACATTGATGTGGAAAACATACGACACGAAAAAATGTCGATACCACGCCAAATAGAAATGAAACACAAGGAAGGTGAAGACCAAGGCTCTTTGAATTTTGTATCTAATTTCAATCGTTTGTTTGGTGAGATAAAGGCTTCGCCTGATGTTGACTTTGCCAACGATGAGTTAATGATTGAAACCCCATTCAATGTACTTGTACCATCAATCATAAAAGAGGTCAATGACAAGGGGCAATATGTAGGCAATACTAATTTGCAAATTCCCGTGATGCTTGACAACGACAATAAGCAAGTCAAACACGACTTACTTTTGTTTTACTATGTCGGTCAAACCAACACGACTTACACCTATGACCTGAACCAAACAACACAATTTGCTTACCCTTTAATTTCAAGTTACTCCGAATTCCCAACGACTGAAAATTCATATAGTTTGGCGTTCGGTTTAGAAACTACCATCCAAGGGGATATGGCAACCAAAACGATGTTCACCCAGTATTGGCAAAAGTATTTATCACGCCTATTCTCATCAAGAAGCCGTGTGGTTTATTTCTCTGCTATCTTACCCGTTGGGGAGTGGTTAAATTTGCAAATGAATGACACGATTGCCGTGAGTGGTAATTACTACAAAATTCAGCAAATAGAATACGATATGCTGAATGAACGTGCATCGCTTCAATTAATCAGTTATCCTGATGTTGACATTTTACGAATCGCCTCTGATGGAATTACACCAAGTTGGGAAAATGCCACAAGCAACCCAGCAGGTACAACCCTTTTGAATGGTGATATAGTTGGAAGGGCAATTACCAACGCCATCCCCTTGGTGGGTGGTGGCTTGTCAACTGGTACACTTGGAAAAGTTGAGTATTTAGATTCCAATACAAATTGGCATCAAGGTAGTTTGAATGAGTTGGTAAAAAGAAAACGAATCAAAACGGGGCAAGGACTTGACCAAACGGTTACAATTCCAACAAATGAAACTTATGTTGTTGTGCCATTGACAACCGAGTATCAAACTGGTGACACCCAAGACTTGGTATTTTCAACGGCTACCGATTCAATAACGCCCTTGTATGGCGGTCAATTTAAAATCACTGCCGAGTTATCTTATGAACACGGACAAAGCCACGATTTGACATTCGCAATAATGGTTGGCGGTAAGCCTACTTTTTCAATTGCGGTATTAACCTCCAATAAAGGAAATGCAACTTTGAACGGGTACTTTGACATTCCTTTGTCAGCACCTATACAAATGGCACTAAAAAAATCAAGTGGAAGTAGTCACGCCATAGATATAGGGGTGGCAACGCTAATGGTTGAGCATATATGATAACACAAATAATTAAATTAGTCCAAACTAACGAGTTTTATGGCGTTAGTTCAAATGTAGAGATAGCCAAAGGGGCGTACCAATACGCCACAACTTGGAAGCAAACATTTAAAAAAGTAAAAAGATGGCAGAAAAAATAGTCATACCAATAGAGGTACAAGGCTCAAAGGCAGTTAAAGACATTAACAAAGTCAATGATGCCCTTGATAATACGGGCAAGGCTGCCGAAGGTAGTAAAAAAGGCTTCGGAAGTTTAGCGGGGCTTTTAAAAGGCGGTCTTGGTATTGGGGCGGTAATGTCATTACTTGATAGCCTTGGCGGTGCATTGATGGAAAACCAAAAAGTTCAGGATTTAATGAACAAGGCTATGGTGGTTTTTCAGGGCGTTGTCAATGGAGTTATTGAAGTTCTTGAACCATTGTTTGGATGGTTGGAAAAAGTATTCAAGGATCCAGTTAAATCAATCAAGGAATTTGGCGAATTGGTTAAGCAAAATTTGATTAATCGTTTTAACGGATTATTGGAATTGATACCGCAATTAGGTAAAGCACTTTCATTATTATTTAAGGGTGAGTTTACCGAGGCTGGTAAAGTAGCGGTTAACGCCTTTGGAAAAGTTGCACTTGGTGTTGAAGATACCGTTGGGTTAGTTGAAAAAGGTGTAAAGGTGGTAAGTGATGCGGTTGTAAAAATAGGCAAAGCCACAAAGAAAGCATTTGACAACAAAGATGCCCTTGCGGCTGCCGAAAATAACCTTGCGAGATTATCAATTTTGTTTCAGGGTATCGTTGAGAAATATGATTTGATGGCTGAAAAGCAAAGGCAGTTGAGGGATGATGAAACCAAAACCATTGAAGAACGTATAAAAGCGAATGAGGAATTATCAAAGGTATTAGATGAAGGGCAGAAAAAAGAACGTGAAAACATTGAAGCCCGTATTGGCATCATCCAAATGCAAAATAATCTTTTGGGTAAAACCAAAGAACGGACAAACGAAATATTATCACTTCAACAAGAATTAACGGGAATTGACGCTAAATACGCTGGTCTTAAATCCGAGCAATTAACAAATATCAATTCACTTGAAAAAGAAAAAATCGAGTTAAAACGTGCCGAGGTTGAAGGCACACTTGAAGCGAATAAGATTATTGCAGATAGCGAAGCGGAATTGGCTGCCGAGGGAATGGATCAGTTTGAGAAAAAGATGGCTGCCATCCAACAGGAATACGAAGCCCGTAGAAAGTTGCTTGATGATGAGGTAAGCCAGTTGAAGGAAGGCACACAAGCCTATGTTGATGCAACCAATGAAAAGAAAGTTTTGGATGCTCAATATACGGCAGACACAAAAGCCCTTGCAAAAGAACGTGCGGACTATGAAACCGAACAGGCGAAATTAGTTGCTGAAAACCAAATGAGTGCCGTGATGGGTGCTTTAAGTGGTGTTCAATCATTGGTAGGTGAAAATTCAAAATTTGGTAAAGCCCTTGCAGTATCTATGGCAATAATTGACACTTATTCAGGTGCAACAAAAGCACTTGCCCAAGGTGGTACATTTGGCTTTATTGGTGCTGCTGGTGTTATCGCATCGGGTTTGGCGAATGTCAGAGCCATTATGCAACAAGAATTGCCAGGCGTTGAAGGTGATAGTTCGGGCGGTGGAGTTTCAATGACTGCACCCACAGGACCAAATGTGGGTATAATTAGCGGTCAGATAAATTCATCGGCTCAATTACTTGGTAGTTTGAATAATTCATTAAGCACCCCACCAAGGGCATACGTTGTCGGTCAAGATGTAAATAGTCAGCAAAGCCTTGATAGGCATATACGCCAAAATGCAACACTCTAAATCATTATCGTTAATTAAGAAATGAAAATCGTTGAATTGATTTTGGATGAAGATAGTAAGGTAAGCGGTATTGATGCAATCAGTATCGTTGAAAGCCCCGCCATCGAATCCAATTTTATAGCACTAAACAACCATCAAGTTAAATTCGCCACCGTTGATACGGATAAGCGGATTTTGATGGGACCAGCATTAATTCCAAATAAACCAATTTACCGAAACCAAGATGGTGAGGAGTTTTATGTTTATTTTTCAAAGGCTACCATTGAGAAAGCAATGCAGTTGTACTTAAAAAAGGGCAACCAACACAACGCCACTTTGGAACACGATGGTAAAATTAATGGTTTAACCTTGGTTGAATCTTGGATAAAGGTAGATGCTGAAAAAGATAAGAGTGCAGCCTATGGGATGAATGATCCAGTAGGTACTTGGTACGTTTCAATGAAAGTTGATAACGAAGAAATATGGCAAGAATATGTGAAGAGTGGTAAAGTAAAGGGATTTTCCATTGAAGGTTTCTTTGCCGATAAGTCAACCACTATGAGCAAAGAGGAAGTGATGTTAACAGAACTAAAAAAATTATTAAAACTATATGCAAAAGAAAGCAATTAAAATAAACCTTGCCTTATTAGACGAGGCTTCTAAAGTTACTCAAAACGCAATTACGGCACGAAAAGAATTAATTCAATTTGTTCAAGATTTGCAAAAAATCAGTTCATTGGTTGACAAAGCAAAAGCAAAGGCAAAAGAAGGTAACGGCATTTACGATAATGGTAAATCAGTTGCAACAAAAATTGCAAGTCAAATGGAGAATATAGGTATTGAGCCAAGGAGTAGTGCTGAATACAATAAATTGTGGGAAGCAATAAATGATGTTCAAGACCAAATTTTAAAAATTGAATATTACACCAAAAATTTCTAAAAACCCAACACCATTTAAAACAATCGTTATTTAATTATATGAGCAACGCAAAAGACATCCTTAACCGTGTATACGATATCGTAATGGGTAAGGAATCAACCGAGGAAACAAAGGTTGAATTAGCACAAGTAAAAACAATGGATGGTGAAGCCATCTTTGATGCAGAGGCGTTTGAGATAGGTAATGCAGTTTTCATCGTAACCGAAGAAGGTAACATCCCCGTACCAATGGGAGAATATATGCTTGAAGATGGAATGAAAATTGAAGTTGATGAGCAAGGCGTTATCGTTGAGGTTTCAATCGAAGGCGAAGAAAAAGAAGAGGAAATCGTTGAAGAAGTTATCGAAGCAAAAGACGAAATTGAAAAAGAGGAAACCGGTATGATGGAATCAATGCCTAAAAAGGTGGTGAAGTCAAAAACCGAAATGGAAGAATCTTATTTCTCTAAAATCGAAACTCGTTTAAGTGCTATCGAGAAAGCCAACGAAGATTTGAAAGCCGTTAACGTGCAGTTATCTGCCGAGAACGAAGAGTTGAAAAAGCAACTTGCTGAAAGCCCAGCAGAACACACAAAGTTTAACCCCGAAGCCACTACACAAACCAATGTGCAATTTAAAATTGGTGCAAGAAGAGGCGAAACAATCCAAGATAGAGTATTTAACCAATTATTTTAAAAACCAAAAATCATGTCAAATAGAAAAATTCATTTAAGCGGACCTACCATTTCCCCTAACACCTACGCTGGTCAGTTTGCGGGAAAATATATTGCCGCATCACTTTTGTCAGGTGATACCCTTGCAAAAGATTTAATCACTCTTCATCCTAACGTAGCGTTCAAGCAAGTTATTCGTAACTGGCAGAACACCGTTGCCGTTGCTGACGCAACTTGCGACTTTACTGATTCTTCTTCAGTAACTTTGGGTGAATACGTTTTGACCACAACTGAAAAACAAGTTAACTTGCAATTGTGCAAAAATAACTTGCGTACAACTTGGGAAGCGGCTGAAGCGGGTTACTCTGCATTTGAAAAATTACCAGCATCGTTTGAAGAGTTCTTGTTGGCACAAGTTGCTGCCGAGGTTGCTCAATCAATCGAATTGGGTATTTGGAAATCATCTTTGTTCTATGATTCAGCGGTAACTGCTGGTCAAGACGGTATGTTCGGTTACTTGGCTGATAACTCTGCAATCGCAGTAACAGGTTCAGGTGCAACAACTGGTTCAAACGTAGTTGCTCGTTTACAAGCGATGTTGGATGCTTCTCCAGCTGCTTTGTACGGTAAAGAAGGATTCCAATACTATGTTGGTCCAACTACAATGAAGGCTTACCAAGCGGCTCTTTCTGCTGGTAACTATAACTTCCAATTCTACGTTGGTGAGAAGCCTATGAACTTCCAAGGTATTCCTGTAAACCTTTGCCCAGGTCTTAACGATTCTGATTGTGTACTTGGTCTTAAATCTGACTTACACTTTGGTACTGGTTTGTTGAGCGATACTAACGAAGTTAAGGTTATCGATATGAGCGACATTGATGGAAGCCAAAACGTGCGTGTAATCATGCGTTTCACTGGTGGTATCATCGCAACTAACCCAACTCAACAAGTAATTCTTAATATTTCCTAATTAATAATCTGATTTGTAGTTCATCAAAGGGGGAGGGGTGATTCCCTCCCTTTTTATTTAAAAATCAAAATAAAATGGCTTGTAATACATTAGCAAATAGATCAGAACCTTGCAAAGAGTTTGTAGGCGGTCTGCGTGGCGTGTTTTTAGTACCTTACGTTTTTTCAAACGTAGTTAGTAAAGATGCGAGTGGTTTAGTAACCTCAATTAATAACGGTGCGTCTCCAACGCCTGTTAAATCAACTGCATATTTTTGGGAATTGAAGGGCTTATCTACATTGGAGGTAAGTGGTGCTGCGTCACGTGACAACGGTACAACTGCATATACCCAAACTTTAACTCTATCTTTGAAGCCAAGCGGAAGCACTCCGAACGCTGCGGATAGTGATGCGGAAATCTTCGATACCTTGACAAAAGGTCGTTGGAGAGTAATCGTTTGGGATAGAAATGATGTGTTCACACTTTTGGGTGAAACCGAAGGAATGGACGCAACTACGGACGTTGAATCTTGGGGAACTCAAATGGGTGATGCTCGTTTGAACACCATTACCTTAATTGGTATGGAACCAACTCCAAAGGCAATAGTTGACGCTGAATCTTATTCAGATATGTCAACGGTGGTAACATTGGCTTCTTAAGTTTTCCATATTTCTTGTTTAGGTTTCAAGGGAAGGGGCATCACGCCCCTTTTCTTTTATAACAAGATTTTGATTTTTCGTTACTTATAAAATGGTTATCAATAATACCACATCATCTATTTCATTTTTCCCCTTTGTATCATTTGACGATGTAAGCCAAGGGGGCGGTGGGAATGATTCATTTTTATTGCTGCAAAGTGGTGATTTTCTTTTACAAGAAAATGGATCAAAAATCGTAATTGCCTACGCTGGTGGTACGGTAGATGTTGAAGTATGGCACAAAAATACAAAAACAATGGTTGAAGCGGAATCATCAGTTACAATAGTAGGCAGCAAGGTGACGGTTACTTTGCCGTCATTGTCAAACATTACTGCGGTGGCACAGGACCTCGATACTATTTTAATAAGAATTAAATACGAAGGAAAGTTGATGTGGGAATATGTGGCTACTTGGTCAACCGAATCAACCAATATAAATAATACCTTTAAAACTTGGGATACAACTGCGGATGAAAGCCCTGAATGGATAACTATATGAGTAACTTGAAATTTATACAATTAGAAACCTATACAAGCCCAACCATCGTTGAGCAAAAAAATAAAGAGTGGGTTGAATATGGTCAGGATAATAATTATTATCAGTACCTTATTGACCTTTACTATGGCTCTGCAACCAATAACGCTTGTATCAAAGGGATATCAGATTTAATCTACGGGGATGGTTTAGAGGTGGTTCGTGCCGATAGGCATTTATCGGGTTACCTTGACCTTAAAAAACTATTTCACCCCGATTGCCTACGCAATACGGCAATGGATTTAAAGATGCTCGGTCAATGTGCTATTCACTTGGTTAAGTCCAAGGATAGAAAAAAGTACGTTAAGGCTGAACATTGGGCAATACAAACACTACGCCCCGAAAAATGCAACGATAAGGGAGAAATTGAAGGCTATTATTTTGCACCTGATTGGAGTAAATTAAAAAGAGGTCAAAAACCTCACCGATTTGCCGCCTTTGGTTTTGATGAAAATGCAACCGAGTGCGTATTGGTAATTAAACCTTACTCAACGGGTAACTATTATTTTAGCCCAGTAGATTATCAAGGGGGAACGCAATGGGCAGAACTTGAAACCGAGATTTCAAACTATCATATCAATAACATCAAAAACGGAATGGCTCCGAGTATGTTGATAAATTTCAACAACGGACAACCACCAGCGGAAGTGAAGGATATGATTGAAGCCCAAATCATCAATAAGTTTACAGGCTCATCAAATACGGGTAAGTTTATCCTATCTTTTAACGACAACGCAGAAAGCAAAGCGGATATCACACCCGTTCAATTATCTGACGCACACAACCAATATCAATTCCTTTCTACCGAATCAATGCAAAAGGTAATGATGTCGCACCGTGTGACCTCACCAATGCTTTTAGGTATTAAAGACCAAACTGGATTTGGTAATAACGCAGAGGAGTTAAAAACCGCATCTATTTTATTTGATAACACCGTTATAAGACCTTTCCAAAGATTGCTTTTAGATGGTGTGAGAAAGATAATGAATGCCAATGGTTACAACTTGGACATTTATTTCAAGACATTGCAGCCTTTGGAATTTACTGATTTATCGGGTAAGGTAGTAAACGAAGAAACCAAAGAAAAAGAATTTGGGTTCAGTAAAGTTGAATTAGTTAAACCTAACCCAAGTGAGAGCAAAAATGATTTTTTAGCACGTTGCATCCCTGTTGTCGTTAAAGAGGGCAAGGATGCGGATCAAGCGGCTGCGATTTGTTATTCATATTTTAAAGGTGAGAAGGTAGAACTTGAAGAATCATTTACCGATTACCCCGAAGGTGCATCCAACAACGCTAAAAGGGCGTTAAAATGGGTGATGCAACACGGTTGGGGTGACTGCGGTACAAACGTAGGTAAAGCAAGGGCGCACCAATTAGCCAATAAAGAACCTATATCAATCGAGACCGTTAAAAGAATGGCGGCTTTCCGTAGGCATCAACAAAACAAAGATGTGCCATATTCCGAGGGATGTGGTGGATTGATGTGGGATGCTTGGGGAGGTGATTCAGGAATCAGTTGGGCTGAAACCAAAGTTAAAAATTTGCAGTTAAGTGCAGACTTACCCGAATTTACCGAGGAAATAGAGAATGAATGGTTGGACTATTTGAAAGACAAAGGCGAAGTTATCGGTGAGGAGTTTGAATTAATTGATGAAAGCCCCGTTACTGATGACAACGAATACAAGTTTTTCAAACGATTTGCCAACCCAGAAGATAAAAGCAAGGATGATAAAGGAGTTTACCTGATTCGCTACCGATACGCCCCAATGAGTGCAAGTGGTAATTCTCGTCAATTCTGCAAAGATATGGTTGCCAATGCCAAGATGGGCGTGGTTTACCGAAGAGAGGACATTGATACGATGGGCGATGATGGGGTTAACGGTCAATTTGCACCAAGTGGAAAATCTAATTACTCCATTTGGAAGTACAAAGGGGGCGTGAATTGTAAGCATCAATGGTATCGCTTGACTTATATGCGTAAACGTGTAAGTGGTGGTAAATTTATCCCATTAACACCCGAAGAGAAAAGCCAAGCCATCAAAGATTTGGATAATTACAAAAGGGTAAGTAACCAAAGTGCGGATGCAGCTGGTGTACCTTTTTCACCACCTGATTGGCAAACCGCATCCACCAAAACCATTGATTTACCGAACCGAGGAAGTTTAAAAAATAAATAGAAATGTACGCAAACGATAATGTACTTTTAATAACCAAAGACCACTTGTTTAAATACACCCAGTTGGGTGGCAATGTGGATATTGACAAGGTTACACCTTTTATAAAGATAGCCCAAGACATCCAAATCCAAGAGGTGTGTGGCACGGCTTTGTATCGGTCAATCTTAACCAAGGTGCAAGGAAACACCCTTGCTGGGAACTATTTGACTTTGGTAAATCAATACCTACAACCGATGCTCATTCACTATGCGATGGCTGACTTTTTGTTATTCCATGGCTATGAGATAAGTAACGCTGGAATAGTTAGAAATACACCCGAAAACACGCAGTTACCTGATAGGGTTGAGATTGATATGATTGTGAAACGTCAAAGGGATATTGCGGAAACCTACCGTCAAAAGACGGTGAGTTATTTAAATTATTATCCTCAACTATTCCCTGAATTTACACAAGACCAACAAAGTGGAATGTACCCCGACCAAGATCCAAGTAACTACACAGGATGGAATCTATGAAAAAACCATACAAACCGAAGCCCGACAAGGTGGAAAAGTTGGAGAAAGTGTATAAGGAAATCAAGGCTTCCAAGCCCGTGAAATCCTTTTTATTTGCCAAGGCAGTTGTGTTGATGGTATTGCTATCATCTTGCTCGGCTCAATGGCACTTAAAACAAGCCTGTAAAAAAGATGGGGCAATTTGTAAACCACAAGTAGTAAAATTAGATACCATCATTTATACGGATTCGGTAGAGATTTATGAAACTTTTGAAACGGAAGTACACGATACAATCATTATTGATACGGGTAGCGTGAGGGTTGAAATTTATCGTGACCACGATGTTATTCGTACATACATAAAGCAACGCCCTGACACAATTAAAATCACTAAAACCGTAAATGTACCACAAGTGATAATGCAAGAAAAAGATTGGAATCCTTGGGTTATTCTGATAGCATTAATTTCAATTTTATTATGGCTAATCAAAAAGTTTTAAAAGAAACCCCATCAAGGTCATCACCACCAAGTTCAAAACGTGGATGCCTCTGCAAAAACACTTTAAAATATAGTGTTAAATGTTGTGATGGAACTTTGTGGGCGCAAGGAATCGGACCTATAACAAAAACACCTTAAATCGTTAATTAATTATGCCAGACCAAAAGATAAGTCAACTCACGGCAATTACCACGGTAGCCTCTACGGATGTGCTTCCCATTGTGGATGTGAGTGATGATACAACCAAGAAAATAAGTATTTCCCAAATAGCGGCTCAAAGCCCAGTTCAAAGTGTAAATGGTTCAACTGGTTCAGTTACCGTTCAACCGACTTTGGTAAGTGGAAGCAATATCAAAACCATCAATAACGAATCACTTTTAGGAAGTGGAAATATTACCATTTCGGGAAGTGGTGGAGTTACTACCCTTGACGGGTTAAGTGGTGCGATTACATTGGTAGAGGGTGCAAATGTAACCATCACCGATAACGGCACAAATCAAATCACTATTGCGGCTGCAAGTGGTGGTGTTACCGACGGTGACAAAGGAGATATAACCGTGTCAGGTAGCGGAGCAACTTGGACTATTGATAATGGTGTTGTGTCAAATGCTAAATTAGGCACAGGAATAGACGCTGCGAAATTGGGTGACGGAAGTGTAAGCAATACTGAGTTTCAATATTTGAACGGTGTAACCTCTGCAATTCAAACTCAGTTGGATGGTAAAGTAGACGAAAACGCTGCAATCACAGGGGCAACAAAAACTAAAATTACCTACGATGCAAAAGGTTTAGTAACTGCTGGTGATGAGCTTGCGGCTACTGATTTACCAAGCGGAATAGACGCAGCAAAGATTGCAAACGGAACTATTTCAAACACCGAGTTCCAATATTTAAATGGTGTAACTGATAATATTCAAACTCAATTTAGTGGCAAACAAGCAATTATCACAGGGGCAGCGACAACTATTGACACCGAAGATTTAACGGCATCAAGAGCATTAGTTTCTGACGGCAGCGGAAAGGTTGCGGTTTCTTCGGTTACGTCTACTGAACTAGGTTATGTCAGTGGCGTTACAAGTTCGGTGCAAACACAAGTAGATTCAAAGACTGCAAAACTAATCACAACTAATCGTCAAACGGCATCTTATACACTTGTTTTAAGTGATGCGGATAAGTTAGTTGAAATGAACGTAGGGAGTGCAAATAACTTGACTATACCTTTGAACTCTTCGGTTGCATTTCCAACAGGAACACAGATTCTATTGGCTCAATACGGAGCAGGTCAAACGACCGTAGTTGCAACAAGTGGAGTGACCGTCAGAAGCAACGGAGGCAAGTTAAAATTAAATGTGCAGTATAGCGGTGCAACTTTGATAAAGATAGGTACTGATGAGTGGTATTTATTTGGAGACATAGTATCATGATTTTAGCAACACACGGATTTTTAGCAAGTTCAATAGGGCAAATTGATGCAGATGCACAGGCATTTTTTAACCGAGTTACAACGGCAGGAGGCACATTGTCTGCAACAGAAAGAAATGCCGTAAACACGTTGGTTATTAAAATGAAAACTGATGGCATTTGGACTAAGATGAAAGCCATATACCCAATGGTGGGGGCAAGTGCCGCAGCGTGTGCTCAGAACTTGAAAAGTAGTTCATTTACGGGTACATTTACAAGCGGTTGGACATTTGCGAGTACAGGAGCCAAGCCTAATGGAACAAATGCGTACATGAATACTAATTTTATTGCTAATAGTAATTTAACTTTAAATTCTGGTCATCTTAGTTTTTATTCAAGAACAGACAATAACACAGGAGTAGATGACATTGGAGCGGCTATTACTACAGATTTACAAAATATGAGATTAATCATTCGTAATGGTGGTTCATTGTTTTGCGATTTAAATAGTGGGACTACAGCAAGAATTAGTGGTTCAAATGCAAATTCATTAGGTTTTTATATAGGTTCAAGAACAACATCAACAACGTTTAAAGTATTTAAAAACAATACAACTTTTGGCGCCAATACAAACACCAACAATGGCATTCAACCAATAATAAATATATATATTGGTTGCTTGAATAATAATGGAGTAGCACAAAATTATTCAAATAGAGAGTGTGCTTTTGCTTCTTTAGGTGACGGACTAACCGACACCGAAGCATCTAACTTTTATACCGCAGTACAGGCGTTTCAAACAACTTTATCTCGTAACGTATGATAGGCTATATTTTAACAATAGAACAAAAAAAAGCAATTCAAGGAGTATTTTTTGATAATGATATTTTCTTTAACTGCGTTCAAGATATCAATGATGTTTGGTTTTTATTTTTATCAGAGCAAGATAAAGAAATTTTACCACAAGAATATTTATACCTTTTAGACCTACCACAAGGCGAATACATTCCTAAACCATCACCTTTCCCTTTCAATGAAACTAACTGATACAACCGCTAATGAAACTACCAATAACCTTTGACGAATTTAAGAGCGATCCGGCCAAGGCAATAACATTCTTGATGTTGGTCGTTGTGAGTGTGCTTTATTACCGTGCTGAACGCCAAAGCAAAGCCATCAATGACCGATGTGAGCAGCGGTTGGAGTTGTGCGAGGCGAAGTTGGAAAAAATGTCCAAGATGTTAAAAACACAAGATTCATTGTGTTCTGCGTTAATTACTGAAATATCAATCTACAAAAATTTAGGTAAGATATGAAACTACTTTACGGAATAGCAATAATAGCCTTAATTATGGCGGTTGCAATTGAACCTGATATTGAGCAGAAAGCCGAAGAGCAAATCCACCATTCGGAAATGATGTGCGATTCTGCGGCAATAGTTTTAGAGGAAATCAGAGCGGTTAACGATAGTCTTTTAATTGAAAAATATTTTTATGAGAATAAGTGAGTTATTCAAAGGTGACAAGGGCGAATTTTCGTCTAAAAGGTTTGTGGGTATTTTTGGCGCTTTGGTTCTTTTTGGCTCTATGGTTTATTATAATACTTCTGAACTCGTTGAAGCGGTGGAGTTTATCACTATTTTCTCGCTTGGTTACACGGTTATAGATAAATATACCAATGGCAAAAACAACGCAAGTCAGTAGTTTTAAGGCGAAGCCCAAATCAAAATTGGGAAGGCATACTAAACACGTTAACAAACACAAGTCAAGCAAGGCTTATAAAGGACAAGGCAGATGAAAATAACACAAATACCATTTAACGATTATTACAAAGAGGCAACCACCAAAACACAAATCTACCTACACCACACCGCTGGTACTGGTAAGGGCGATGATGTTTTTGGATGGTGGGGTAAAGATAAACCACGCATTGCAACTTGTGTTGTAATTGATCGTGACGGTTCAATTAAGCAAGGTTTTGGATCACAATTTTGGGCGTATCATTTAGGGCTTCCCAACTCCGTATTCAAAGAAAATGGGTTGAGTTACCTAAACTTGGACAAGTTGAGCATCGGAATTGAACTAATTGCATGGGGGCAACTAACCAAAAAAGGTGAGAAATACTATTCATACACAGGTAAGGAAATCCAAGGTGATGAGGTTACTACATTGGCAAAGCCACACCGAGGGTTTAAACACTACCATTCATACACACAGGCTCAAATTGATGCGGTTATACACCTATTGAAGTTGTGGAAAGAGAAGTATTCTATTGATATTTCTTACAATGAAGATATTTGGGATGTAACTAAACGTGCTTTGAGTGGTGATAATGGCGTTTATACGCATTGTAGTGTACGCAAAGACAAGGTTGATACATTTCCCCAACCCGAATTAATTGAGGCTCTTAAAAGCCTTTAATTCCATTCACTCATAAAAACCGTTCATTCACAAAATATTTGGGTTATTTTTTGATATTTATTCTTTTTATTTTTGAAATATAAAATATGGGTGTATATTTGCTATATGGAAAACACACAAAATAACTATCCACAAGAATTAGCGTGGATTACTTTTATGGGAGAAAATTATGAAAATGAATGGTATCCCATTATGATGAATGGTAGACAACTTATTTGGGATGACATTTTCATTATGGAAATATGTCGTGAAAGATACATCAATCAATTTTGGGGTATTTCAAACACAAGTCAAATGCTAATTAATAACTCATTAAGAAATAATCTATAATCAAATAGGGGCTTAACCGCGCCTTTTAAAAATAAACTATATGAAAACAAGAAGTAACAAAACAACACGAGTTTTTACCGTGTGGATTAACGGATTAAAGTACACCACTATGCCAATGACAAAGGAAGAGTTTGCGGAGGCTGAATTTAACACTATTAACGACTGGAAGTCTTATCCTTACTTTAAATAATATGTACGATCAAAACTTTTTAAGATTCGCAGTTTACACCACCATAGCAGTTATTTACGGAATTTGGTGGTTATCAATTAAATTAACTGAAAAGAAATGAAATTACAAACTATTTACTCAAAGATGCCTATCGGTCAGTTAGTGCCTGACAAGGGAGGTAAAATGAAATTCGTTGCCAATAAAAACGAATGGTTAAATTTGGTAACGGCTGCCATCATCTCACCCAGTCAATATATTCATTGCGAAGAAGATGACAAACCTTACACATTAAAAGAAATTATTTCGTATATTCAAAAAGGAGAAATACAATTATGATAACTAAACCACACCAACTACTCAAAGAGATCCTTGCCGATACAGGGATGAAAGATGTACCACTTACATTTATTAACACCATTGTTGACCGCTTGGAAAAATCCATTGAACTGGAAGTCAACTTGGCTTACAAAATGGGTTATGATGATGCCAAGTTTGAAAACCCACGCAAGGAAGATTTTTACAATTACTTGCACGAAAAGAGTGAATAATATTGTATATTTGAAAAATGGAAACACACGAAGCATTATTTGACTTATTTACTAAAAACACCAACACGCAAATCGCAGAGGCTACTGGCGTAAATTACTACACGGTAGCCACTTGGCGTTGGAAATTCAAACAAAATCAATTATCAGTAGAAAAACAAATCGAAATTTTAACAAGAACAAATTATAAACTAAAATCATTATTATTATGGAAACAAGAAGCAAAGTAACACAAGTAACAGGCAACGGTACATGGAACTCTCAGTACGGATTATTGTACAAATTTGAGGTACATTTTGAGAATGGAGAGTATGGGACTTATATGTCCAAGAGTTTAGAGCAAAACAAGTTTGTCGTTGGACAAGAAGCGACATACACCCGTGACTCAAAACAAGCAACGGGTGGGGCAATGTACTACACAATCAAGCCTGTACAACCACAACAACAATTTGGCGGTGGTGGTAAACCAGCGTTTCAAAAAGATCCTGAAACCGAAAAACGTATTGCCCGTATGTCGGTGCTTAAAGTTGCTGGTGATTTAGTAACCAACGGAGTTATCAAGATGCACGACTTGACAAAGGTTGCATCATTTTTAGAGCAATACGTTATGACTGGGCAAGATACAATGACAACCATTTATGCCGCTGCTGAACCAAAGCCACGAGCAAAGAAAACGGATGGCATCTTGCAAAACTTTTTAGAAGAGGAAATCAACGAGTTTAACGATGATAACTTACCATTTTAATGAAATGGAATTATAACGAGATTCAGTACCTCAAAGATAATTGGGGTACTTTATCGGTCTTGATGATTGCAAATAACCTTGGAAGGACTTATTACTCGGTGTATGCGAAGGGTGATGAGATGGGATTGAAGGTTCACCATAGGTTTACACCCAATGAGATAAAGTTTTTGAAAGCGTTTTACCCAACACGATCCACAAAAAAAATTGCAGCGGATTTAAAACGCAGCATTGCAGCCATCAGGACAAAGGCGTGTCAACTTGGATTATCCAAGACAAAGGAATACAGGTCAAAAACTGCCAAGATTCCCAACGATGGACATTTCAAAAAGAATCAATCATCTTGGAATAAAGGATTAAAACTTGGTAGTGAGTGGGGTGGTGTTCACACACGATTCCAACCAGGTCAAGAACCTCACAACAAGTTACCAGCTGAAATAAAAGAAGTCAATGTATTAATTAGGAAAATAAAAAGGTATGCCCAAAAACAAAATTGAAGATTTGAGAAACCATTTATTTGAAGCGTTGGAAATGCTGAAAGATGGTGAACTGGCAGTCGACAAAGCCGAGGCAATTGTCGGAGTTGCACAGGTGATTGTTGAGACCGCAAAAGTTGAAGTTGCTTATATTAAAGCACTTGAAACAAATAAGCATTCAGGATTTTTGCAATTAGAAAATAAATAGTTATATTTGTTAAACCAAAGGGGGTAGTGTCACACCCGCTGCCCTCTTTTGTTTGAAAATAGAACAAACTGGATTGTAAGAGAGTCCAAAGTTTAAAACGATATTAGCCTTGTTGAATTAGTTGTGCTCTTACCACGCTAATTCGATGAGGCTTTTTTTATTATGAATTTTTTAGAAAAAGATTTAGAAGAAATCATCTACACATCTGGAAGGGATGTTTTAGAAAAAAAAGGTTTACCGATCAAAGGTAAATTGAGAAGACAAGTTAAAATTGGCAATTATGGTATTGCTGATCTTATTGAGTATTACCGACCATTTTATTATCCTGACCAAAACGGAGTAAAAAATGATTTTCAAAAAGGAACTATTTTTATCTATGAATTGAAAAAGGATAAAATTTCAATGAGTTCTTTTTTACAAGCATTGGGTTATGCAAAAGGAATTCAAAGTTATTTAAGAAAAAGGAAAAAGGACCACCTCTATGATATTTGCATCAGGGTTGTTGGAAGAACAATAGATTTACAAAGTGAATTTATTTATATACCGCAATTATTAAACATTGGTGAAGATGGCTACATTGAATTTTATACTTATGATTATAATGTCAATGGAATAAAATTTACGGATCACAGTTACCAAGATTACAAGTTACGCAAAGAGGGTTTTTAATTATGAGTGGCTGGATAAAATTGCACAGGTCAATTAAAGACCATTGGCTATATAATGAAAAACGTTCGTTTAGCAAGTATGAGGCGTGGTGCGATATATTGTTAAATGTAAACTATGCAGAGGCTAAACAAGTAATTAAAGGAACGGTTTATACAATTAAACGTGGTGAGAGTATTTATTCATTGGATACTTGGGGTAAAAGATGGGGATGGGATAGGTCAAAGGTTCGTCGATTTATAAAGTTGTTAGAAAGTGATTCAATGATTGTTTTAAAATCAGACAACACAACGACACACTTAACTGTTTGTAATTATGATACTTACCAAGATGAGCGAAACGCAGATGAAACGCAGATGAAACGCAAACGAAACGCAAGTGAAAACCAAACGAAAACCGAACGAACATCAAATGAAACGCAAACGACCACAAGAGAAGAAGAACAAGAATTAAAAGAAGAACAAACAAATAAAGAAGAACAACAAGAACAAGAAGTAGGGGTTGTTGTGAAGAATTCTAATTTACTTGAAATTTTTAATGAGTGTTGGAAGGTGTATTGCTCGTTCTCTGACAAACAACCCGGAAGTAAAGAGAAGGCGCGGAAAAAATTTCTGACAATTACTCCCGAAGAATTGGAAACCTTGCGCGGACATTTGCCCAAATTTTTGATGAATCACCAGCGCGCGAAAAAAATCGAGTACTTGCCGCATTTTGTGACATACTTGAATCAAAAAAGGTACGAGGACGAGAAAATGTCCTACCCTGACAAGGTTGCGGAGTTTGAAAACAATTTGAATAATTGGTACAAAGAATGAAAGTTTTAGTTGCTTGTGAGTATTCGGGTTCGGTTCGTGACGAATTTATTAAACTTGGTCACGATGCAATGAGTTGCGATTTGCTTCCAACGGATGTACCTGGACCACACTATACCGGTGATGTTTTTGATATTATTAACGATGGATGGGATTTAATGATAGCATTTCCACCGTGTACACATTTGGCTTTAAGTGGTTCACAATGGTTTGAAGAAAAAAGAAAAGACGGAAGGCAGCAAGAAGCATTGGAATTTGTAAAGGCATTGATGTTAGCACCGATTGATAAAATAGCCATTGAAAACCCAATGGGAGTAATACCAACGTATATACGTCATTATGACCAAATAATACAACCATATGAGTTTGGTGACCCTTTTCAAAAGTCAACTTGCCTATGGTTGAAAAATCTGCCAAAGTTAATACCTACCAACATCGTTGAAAAAGGTGAGTTTAAAGAATGGATTGATAAAAAAACGGGCAAAAAGAAAAGACAAGCGATGTGGTATTACGATGCACTTATAAGCAAAGAAGAAACTTGGAAGTTACGAAGTAAAACTTTTCCAGGAATTGCAAGGGCGATGGCTGACCAATGGAGTAGACCTGGAATAATACAATCAAAATTATTTTGATTTTCAAAAATAAAATACTAATATTGAATTATGTTTATAGAACAAGCCACGGTAGAAATGATGGTTGAGCCTGTTTCCAAGATTTGCCGCCTTGCTGGAATCGATCCACCACCCAACGGGAGGGAATTTATAGCCTTTATACAAATTAGTTACGGCAAATATCCTTATGACATTTTAGACAAAGCGGTGATTAGTTGGGTTAATGGGCATATAGATGTAAAAGCCCCGAAGGTAATGAACGTGAAATTTATGAGTGATGTGGTTCGGTTGTACATAGAAAGCAACCGCCACAACATTCAGAAAAAGGAACGTGAATATTTGATGATAAAAGCCGAGGAAAACCGAAAAGCGGATATGATTCAGGTGGCAAAAACCAATTACACCAAAGTTAAAAACGGTGAAAAGGTCAATATTTACCCCTTGACAATGGCATTGGCATTCGATGAGTTGGGTGTTGAGCCTACTGGTAATGTGTTGGATAAAATTGAGTTTATCAAAACACACGAAGCGGCAATGAGAAATGAGATGTTAAATAAGTTAGGAAAAAATAAAATAAAATCAGATTATGGCATTAATGACGAAATTTACCACAAAGCCGCAAAATTTGCCCTTTGGTGCGATGGACAAGGATAAAGAGATTTACTACCTTAAATCCCGAATTAACGAGTTAGAAAACGAAATCAGGGAACTTAAAGGTATTCCGATGATTGTGGACTACCAAGATTTAATTGTGGCAATGATACGGGCTACGGGAGTGACCGAGGCAGAAATAATGGGACGTTCAAGAATTAGAGATATTGTGGTATGCCGCCAGTTGTTGGGGCATTACCTACGAATGGGGTTAGGGCTACCATATAACGAATGTGGGAAGGTTTTAAAGCGTCACCATTCATCTATCATTCATTCAGTTAAATTAGTTGAAGATTGGTTATTATACCCCAAAATTTACATCTTTGAAAACAAACTACTAAATCAGATAAATTATGCTAAACATTTTCAAAAGTAGGGCGAAGTCGGAAGATAACGCCCCGAAGACCAACAAGCAATTATTGGTTAAATTATTACAGGACAGGTCACGAACCACCGAAGAATTGAGGCATCACATTGCCCATCAAACTTTGACATCTGCACTTTCCCAACTGGAAGCGAAGGGGGTTATCTACAAAAACGGGAGAATCAAAGGAGGTAAAAGATATTTCACTTTGTGGACTTACGAACCGAGTGAGGACATGCAAAAGCAACGCAGCAAAATGATTGCTCACGATAAGTACCACGCTTGGGTAAGGCAAGGCAAAAAGAACGGATGGTTTGAAAGATTTGGAGGCTTAACAATGGAGGACGCACCCAATGGATAAAAAACAAACGGCAGTAGGGTTGTTGGAAGAAAAACTAAAAATTTCCTTTGGAAATGATATGAAACCATTAAGGGTATTTTTTGTAATAGCCAAAGAAATGGAGAAGGAGCAGATAATTGAAGCGTATCAGCAGGGTGTGACTGATGAACACGGTGACACAATAACATTTACAACTGAAGGAGAAGACTACTACAACGAAACATACGGGGGTAACAAATGAAAGGTAAAATTGACAAATGGAGAGAATATTATCTCCGCAAAGGTCAAGAAGTAGGGTATCACCCACCAGGTGCAACTAAAACCCAATACGGAATAATTGATGAGGTTGGAGAAAAAACCGTTATTGTGGATTTTTATGGTGATTTAAAAGCCGTTGAAAAAGAATATTGCAATGCTATCTTTCACCGAAAGCCAACTACAAATTAATTTAGTCAAGTGGTTTAGGTTGAAATATCCTGAACACGTTTTGTATGCCATCCCCAACGGGGGTAAAAGGTCGGTAATTACCGCAGCAATAATGAAAGCCGAGGGAGTATTGGCTGGTGTTGCTGACCTTTTTTTGATGCAACCCAACAAAGATTACCACGGTTTATACATTGAAGTCAAAACCGAGAAAGGTAAACAAAGCCCATACCAAAAAGAATTTGAACGCAAGGCAAAACAAAGGGGTTACGATTACCAAGTGTGTAGAAACTTTGACGAATTTCAAGAAATTATAACAAAATACCTTTCTATTTTGTAAATTTGAAAAGTGGTCACTATTATGATGATAGCATCAAGACACCGTGAATGGATAAAAATGGCAAATTATCTCGGCTCTGACCACCCCGAAGATGCCGTGCAAGAAATGTACCTGAAATTGTG